CTCGGGGGTGAGGGGTCGCACCTCGGGGAGTTCTTCGTCTTCGTCCAGCTCGGAGGGATCAAAGGGGAACACGGCGTGTACCTGATCTTCAAAGTCAACGCTGTCGGTGGTGCCATACTTTGCCCATTCTTCGATGATTTGGGCGCGGAGTTCTTCGAGGGTGGTTGCGGTGTAGATGTCGTTAGGGGTGGTGAGGGTGAACATTTGAGGGTTCCTTTCCAGGGGTTGAGGGGTTTGGGGTTTGAGTTTGGGGTTTAGGCTGCGACGGGTGCGTTGAGGAGTTCGTCAATCAGCTCGGAAACTTCCTTACGGGTCATGCCGTCAAGGTTGATCTCGCGGCCTGCCTTCTGTGCGAGCATCTCAGCGTAGTTACACTGCTTAAGGGTGGGGGTCTCGCGCATGGCCTGGCACTGCTCGTCGGTGTAGGCCTTGGTTGCGTTGATGAGTACGTCGATGATTTTCGATGCTTCGTAGCTGGAGCATTCTCCTTCTTGTGCGGCGGTGAGGTTTAGGCGGGGGTATACGCCGTCGAGGGTGACCATGCCGTCGGTTCCGTCGTATGCGCGGGTTTCGCGGACGAGGTTGTTGATGAAGGCGATTTGCTTTGCGGTGATGGTTTTCATTGTTTTGGCCTTTCTGGTTTTGGGTTTTTCCTTTTTCCTTATGACTCTATTGTAATCAATGTTTACAGCACTGTCAACATGGATGACAACCTTTATGGTGTGAAACCTATCACATTACAAAACCAGGGGAAAACCAGGGGAAAACCCACGACAATCCCACGACAAAAGGGGTTAAAAAAGGTTCAAATCGGGATAAATCCGACAGTGGAAAAATCGACTATTTGCGCAGCTTAGATAATGTTTTTGCAGGTTATGGCACACGTTTCAAAAAAGTGAAAAACAGGTTCGAATCCTGCAGGGGGCGCTTTTTTATTTCCCATAAAATCCCAGCTAGACGGCACTTTTCGAGCTGCTAGAGGGCCTTTTATCAGGCAATCCCACGACAATCCCACGACATTCGTTCAACTTTTTCTCCAAAATATCGGCCACACCATCAAGGTCACCATCAAACAAATCCGCGTATGTATCCAACGTCATAGCCGCCGATGCATGACCAAGCTGCCGCTGCACCACCTTCACATTCGCCCCCGCCGACACCATTAACCCCGCCGCCACATGCCTCAAACCATGAGGCGTTAACCTCGGAAACGTTAGATCGCTGTCCTGGCACCTTCTCACCGCATACTCAAACCACGACTCTTTACCAGCGTGTCGCAAAAAATTGCCATCGGCACCGTGCCACAACAACGCATCAGCACCGGTGGCCTCAATGCGTGGCCGTAGAACCTCCAGGGCGTGCGACGTTATCGCAACAGTACGATGCTCATGTGTTTTCGGGGGACCGACCACAAACCCATCCGATGCGCGCGTGGCATTGCGTGTGACGTTGATCCTGCGCTTCAATAGGTCAAAATCACACGGACGTAGCGCGATAGCTTCACCCCACCTAAGCCCCGTAGTTCCAAGCAACAGAACTAGATCTTTGTAGACCTTCGACTCATCTGCCAACCGGTAAAGCTGCTCAATGGTTAGATACACTTTGACGGCTTTATTCTTTTTCGGCAGTTTCGCTACGCGTGCAGGGTTGCTTGGAATCATGTTGTCATTGACGGCGATGTCCAAGATTTGGGCTAAGCACCCGTGTGCGCCTTTAATGACGCTAGGGGAGCGGTCTATGTTGTTTATCCATTGTTGCACTTCGGAGGGGCGTATGGAGGACACCGGTCGGCGTCCCCATTGTGGTTGTATGTGTACGCGCCAATAGCTTTCATTGAGGCGTTGCACGGTTGGTTTAAGTCGTGTCTGGGTGGCTAGCCATTGTTCGGCTAGTTGGTCGATGGTGGTTTTCCCTGCATTGGGGTCGATCCATGCCCCTGCGTCGATCTGAGTGGCGTTTGCGGCGGCCCACGATTCTGCCTTAGCTTTGGTGGGAAACCCCTGTTTTGTGCGGCTACGCCCGTCAGGAGAGCGGTATTGGACCCGCCACGCGGTGCCGTTGGCAGTCTTGTATTTGCGGATGCTTGCCATGGTTGGAGGTCTTTGGTGTGTTGGGTGGTTATTTTGGCTGTAGTCGTTTTCGGGCGGCCATTTTTCGCCAGGTTTTTACCATGTGCATGGTGACGTCGAGTTCTTGGGCTATGTCGGCGATGTGTGGTCCGTAGATTTTTTCTGCTAGTGCGTATTCGGTGGGGGTGATGAGCCATGTGGCTGCGGTTTCGTCTGCTTGACGTTCGTTGTGGGGGTGGTGGCCTGCTGGGTGGTTGTGGAGTGCGTGGGCTAGTTCGTGGGCTAGTGTGCAGCGGAGGTCGGGGCCGTGGATGTGGTTGTTGAGGACGATGGTGTGGAGGTTGGGGATCCAGATTCCTTTGTGGGGGAGGTTGGTTCGCCAGCTGATGTGGATGTTGTGTTGTTCGGCGAGGGTGTAGAGGTTGTCCGTCGTTAGTCTCAACGATGGTTCCTTTCTGTGTTAGCGGGCGTTGTCTGTGTCTTGTTCGTCGTATGCGGCGTCGGTTTCGTTGATTGAACCGTCGGCTGCGATTTCGCCTGGGTCGGAGGTTGCTAGATCTACCGCGTTTTCGTGCTCTGGATCGTACTGGCCGGGCTGGACAGTTGTGTTGCGCTTTTCGTCCAGGTGTGCGACGTCGGCCATGTTGGCCTGCGTGTTTTCGGTGTTCGATTCTTTCAATTCTTTGAGCTGAAGCTCCCACTTTTTCTCTAGGCGCTGTGGCCCGTCGCTTGACAGCTCGGCCAGTTCCTCCGCATTGAGTCCGACCTTTGCAAGTTGTTGGATCATGGCCACAAGGCTTGCCAATTCAAGCAAAGTGCCGCCACCTTCGATGAAGTCGGTGACCTCTTTTGCTGTGAGTTTTCCAAGTTCAACTAGAGCTTCGGTGGGGTTGATGTTGAGTTCCCGTGCAACCTTGATGATTTCATCTGCGGCGAACCCTTCTTTGATCCATGTTTGGACTGTGTTTCGGCTGACGTCCAACATTTCCGCGATGTCAACGGACGTAACTCGTTTGCCGGTAAGTGACTTAAAAACTTCTCGTGGATCTGTCATGCCGTTCAGTATAGTGCACAAGTTTTTGTGCATCAAGTCCGCAATTACCTGCATTTCTTTAAGGGTTGACCAATTTTTCTACCTTTAAAACTTGCGGGGGTTTGCAAAGTGCCCTAAACTCTTGTCATGTAAGCGAGAAAGGCTACAAAATGACAAGTTTTTTGATCTCTTTAGATGAGGTTGACCGCGTAAAGCGGGCACATCACATCGAAACAACTAAAGACCTTGCGGAAAAGACCGGTGTTAGCAGGAATACATGGTCTGCGGTGCTTAAACATCGTCAACCTTCAGCTTCGGTTTTGGGTGCTCTCGCTCGGTTGGGTGCCCGCCCCAGCAAGATCCTCGTACTAGACACCCCAACTATCGAAAGCTCAGCAGCATGAAACCCACCTGGCGTGACTACACAACCCCCGGTGCCGTATTCGACACCATCCTTCTAACCATTTTGATTATCGGCTTGATTTTCGGGGCCGCCGCTTTAGGAGCATGACACATGAATGAAACCCTCACACCCCTCGACTACCTAGACGGCTTTATCGCCCTCATCGAGCTACTAACCCACCTGCCTGCCCTGGTTTAAGGACAGTGCGCCCCTAGTAGGGCTATCGCCGGGGCGCTCGCAGGACTCCCAATGTCGATGTGAGTAAGCGCACTCACCGGCTTCGATTTCAACTTTAACCCCTGGATGGAAACCGTCATTTCCGAACCAGTCGCTTAGATAGGAGATTCAACAATGGAACTACAGACTTTCAGCTTCGATCACAGTCCCGTCCGCACCTTCGTAGATGAACAAGGGGAGTGGTTTTGTGCAAAGGACGTCGCTACCACCCTCGGATACGTCAACCCCGGCAAAGCAGTCCGTATGCACTGCCGCCAGGATGGGGGTCCAAAACGGTCCCCCATCATCGACGCCCTAGGCCGCAGCCAGGAAGCAACCTTTATTCAAGAAGCCGATGTGATGCGCCTGATCGTTTCTTCTAAGTTGCCAGCGGCTCAACGGTTTGAGCGATGGGTGTTTGAGGAAGTATTGCCCGCGATTCGTCGCACCGGGTCCTACAACGCTCACCAATTCAGCCCCGCTGATCTGACCCGCGCTGAGATTCTCCGAATTGCGTTGAACGCAGAAGAAGAACGCCTCGCCCTGGAAGCAAAGAACAAAGAACTTGAGCCAAAGGCCGATGCTTACGACACGTTCATTGACGCTACCGGCAAATACAACGTCGGAACGGTAGCAAAGATGCTGGGCATGGGACAAAACAAGCTCTTTAAGGAACTCCGCAACCGTGGTGTGTTCATCGCAAAGGGCGCAAATGCCAATACCCCGTATCAGAAGTATATGCAGCATTTTGAGGTCAAGGCCTATACCTTTGAGCGCTCGAATGGGGAGCAGGTTATTCGCTACACAACCTATGTGCAGCCGTCCGGGGTTGATTTTATTCGCCGCAAATTGGGTTTGGATCGTATCGACCCGCCGAGCCTTCTTGACTTACCTACTAACGGTGACGTCACTGTGACGGGTAGGGGGTAGTGATGGATAAGCCTACCTGGCGTGACTATGTAACCCCCGGTGCTGTTTTCGACACCATCCTTTTAACCATCCTCATCATCGGTCTCATTGACCTATTGATCCACCTGCCCGCCCTGGTTTAAGGGTAGTGCGCCCCTAGTGGGCAAATAGCCGGGGTGCAATCCCCCGGGCGCGCACGAGACGCAACAGTGTCGTGTTCTTTGAATAACTGAATATATAGGACGTGTGAGATACAGGCGCTGGCCGTCGTGAGGACGGCTTGAAAATCCCACCCCCTCGCAAGGGCTTGGTTAAGCGCGAGCAGGTATGCAGGAACCACCACTAGGTGAGGTAACGGCGCACGTCCTCTGGAAAAACAAAACGAATCCACCGGCCCCATTAGTGGGGCCACAAGTCCCCGGCACAGGCCGCCACGTGCGTATTTTTATCCAATTTTCTACGGATGCGGTTTCAGTCGCCGTCCAGATGAACCGGCGGCGTGCGCTTGTGCCGACATCTGGACGG